CGCGGCAAAAAGAAGCTGAACTGGCCCAAACCTTGAAAGAAAAAACCGCGGCATTACGAAAGGCAACAAATGCAATTTCTCAAAAACAAGTTGTTACTAATCAGCGCATTGATGCTGGCGAGTTGCACTTCAACACCAGTTGTCCCGTACAAGCCAGTTCAGATGCCGGAACTCCCGCCGGAAATCCAGAAAATGGAACCCAATCTGAACGAGAGATTCTTAAAACTATTAACGACATCACCACCCAAGGCGACACCGCCATCGTCAGACTTAACGCCTGTATCGACCAATACAACGAAGTGAAAGGAAAGGTAAATGCTCAACAATGACCAATTAGCAAAGTTGGGCATCAATCCTTCATGGTTGGATGGCTTAAACGAAACATTCCAGCGGTTCAACATTGCCACGCCGCACCAGCAAGCCATGTTCATTGGTCAATGCGGCCATGAATGCAACAACTTTAAAACGCTGGAAGAAAACCTAAACTATAAAGCCGCAACCTTGATGCGTTTGTGGCCGAAACGTTTTCCAACACAGGAAATCGCCAACGAATACGCCGGGCAACCACGCAAAATTGCGAATAACGTTTACGCCAACCGCATGGGAAACCGCGATGAAGCGTCGGGCGATGGGTATCGTTTCCGTGGCCGTGGCTGCGTTCAATTGACGGGTCACGCCAATTACTATCATGCCGGACAAGCCCTTGGCGTTGACTTTGTGATGAACCCCGACATGGTGGCAACGCCGCATTACGCCGCATTGACCGCGGGTTGGTTTTGGGATACGCACAAACTAAACGCACCCGCTGACGCATGGGATTTCGTGAAATGCACCAAGATTATCAACGGCGGTTCAATTGGCCTTGCTGAACGCCGCCAACACGCTGAACACGCCTTGAACGTCTTGTCCTAAAAGGTGGAAGCCCTCAATTTGGCCTTTTAAATTCCATGCGAGAAAGCCAAAAAACCGCATGGTTCAGCATCCTTGAGCGTTGGCTTAACAGGCTTCCAAAAGACAACTGCGGGTCAAATCATAAGCAAAGATTGGATTTTTTGTTCCAGTTCTTGCAAAAATAATTTGACTTCAGTTTCTAATTCGGCCACATACACCGGGTCAAACGGGACGCGCTGAATGTAAAGCTGCAATCGTTCTGGAACTCGCGGGTCATACGAAACAAAATCCACCCATTTTCGTCCGGTACAGGCCATTTGCCATTGCATTTGGTCATGATACTTTTTAGGGTATTTTTTGTTGATGATTGTCTCGAAGTGATTGGCCGAATTCGGACACTTGATTTCTATCGCGCCATCATCCCCGACAAGGCCATCAGGCGAAGCGCCAGCGCGTTCAATTGTTGGGTGGCATATATAGCCCACTTCATCGACCATCACGTCCTTGGCTTGCTCATACGCGGCCCGAGCAAATGGTTCTTGCATCGTTCCCCATTTCATGGCGTCGTTGGTAAAAGATTCTTCAACCGTCCCGGTCAATCTTTCGCAAAGCAATTGAGACAAATAATTGGCGCGGGATGTGGAATAACCCGATTTGGTTTTGGCTACGATGTCCGAAATGCGCGAAGCCGTGACGTTGCCGCAACGAATTTGCTTCCATTCATCAGTCCCTTGAATCACTTTTGAGTAATCTGCGACATCCATCTTTTCCACTCCATGTTTTGTTTCGTCGTTTGTCAAAATAACCATCCACCCATTTCACAATGGTTTGCTTGCTGACGCCATATTGATTGGCCGCATCTTGCAATGATTCATAAATTTTTCCATCAATTTCCCAACGCCAAGCAATTCGTTTGTTTCTTTGTTGTTCGGATGCGGTGGCCCATCGACAATTTTCTTTTGAATAATTGCCATTGACATCGATGCGGTCCAACGATGTCCCTTTGGGTTTTTCCCCCATGTCCTTATAAAACGCTTCAAACGAATCTATCCATTGTTGGCAAATTTTGATGCCACGGCCACCATAAGACGGGTAATCTTTGCTTTTTTCGTTCAAGCAACGGTCTTTCATTGATGTCCATGTGTTGTATGTCCCGGTGTTTTTCATCCCGTGTTTTGTGTTCAAAACTTTCATGGATTCAAAAGCGCACCGTGGACATTTTGTTTTTTTGCCGTTGCGGATTCTTGTTGCTTCATACACCCCAATGTTTCCGCAATCGCATTGACATTGCCAAAGGACGTGATTGTCTTTGGTTCTTTCTTTCAATTCGCAAATAAATTTCAACATCTTGGCCTTTGCTGTAATGGTTTGCCAATCGTAAACCATTACGGCAATGTAGACAAGATTAAATTGCTGCTTTTTTGCGGTCTTTAAGGTCGAGAATTTGGTTTTGAAGCTGGATGTTACCGCCAGCAAACTTTAGCGCGGCAAAGTAAGCGGTTTTCAGTTCATCGTGCGTTCGGGCGTTTTCCATATTGGCAAGATATGGCGTCAAGTCGGCCAATGATGGGCCACCGCTGACTTGGTGGTTGTCGATTTCCACATCAATGGCTTCCGTCGGGATGCTGAACGCTTGGAAACAGGCGTATTTGTAAGCCGTGGACATTGCTTTGTTGGTGGCTTTGTCGGACGAATCCATTGCTTCACCAAACGTTTTTACGATGTGTTTTGACCCATCTTCCACGCTGACGAAATCGAATTCGGCTTCCACGGTGACGTAAAAAAGAACCTTATTGCTGGCGCTGACCCGTTCCGCACAGGTTCGGTTTAAAACACGGGGCAAAATGCAAAGCCCATGTTTTGGCAGCAATTCGGCCAAGGCGTTATAAACGTCATCGATGCCCCGAAAATGATAGATTGACCCGGAATCCGTCTTGCGGTTTTTGGCGATTCCACGCACCGACAAAGCGGCTTGAACGTCGCTGATTGCTTTATAGACTTTCATTTTTTGTAGAACTCCGATTCGCAAAGGTCATCCAAGCGCATGAAAGCGTCCATCAATGGGTCTTTTGTGGCCTTGACCACATCGGCGCTGGATTGATTCAACAAGCTCATTGTGCTGGCGATAAGCTGTCGGGCCACGAATGGCGTGATGTCTGAATCTTCAATTTGCCGAAGTTGGCTTAAAACGCCATAAAGCGTTCGGTTTGTGTGGTCCATTGTCATGTCCTGTTTTGTTGATGGGACGTTCATTGTATAGTAAACTGAACGGATGACAAAAGAAATTGCAATTAAATTGGCAGGTGGGTCGAACGCATTGGCGCGACTGTTGGGCATCACAAACGGCGCGGTTTCGCAATGGAAGGCCATTCCAAAGGGTCGGCTTTACGACTTGCGGAATTTGCGGCCAGAATGGTTTTATTGATATATAATTTTTTGAAACACGGCTAGGTTTGAAGTCATGAGCAAACCGAAAAGGGTTACACCTTCCCCTGCCGCCGTTTCTATCAAAGGTGCGTTAAAAAGGTAAAACAATGGGCAAAAAAGTCGATATATGGATGCCGCTATATGTGGCCGATTACATTTCCGCAACTTCACGGTTGACCACCGAACAACATGGCGCGTATTTGTTGTTATTGATGGACTACTGGAAGAACGGCGCGCCACCTGACAATGACCAAGTTTTAGCGCAAATAACCAAGTTATCAAATGATGCTTGGAGTAATGCTAGGACTATGCTTGAGGGATTCTTTGACGTATGCGATGGGCATTGGTTCCAACATCGTTTGGAATCCGAAATGGTCAAGGCCAATCACAATAAAACCGCCAACTCAAAGCGTGGAAAAGCTGGCGCTGCAGCAAGATGGGGTAAGAAAGATGCTTCAAGCATACCTGACGCATCCTTGGAGGTATGCTTGGCTGATAGCACATCACCATCACCTACACCTTCAAATAATAAAAGAAAAGAAAAAGCCCCTAGCGTGGCTTGTCCTGATTCTGTAACTCAACAAGTTTGGGATGATTGGATGACCGTTCGCAAAGGAAAAGGCGCAAAAACGCTGACGCAAACAGGTTGGACAAAATTTTTAAACCAAGTCGATAAAGCTGGTTGGACTATTGAACAAGCAATAAGTCATTGCTGCATGAAAAATTGGGTAAGTTTTGAAGCTGCATGGATTGAACAAAAATTAACAAATTCAGAAAAACGTCAAAATCACATGGCCCAATTGACACGCGGTTTGTCAACACCAAAACTAAAACCGCAACCATTCTGGGCTAAGTCAACAACCATTCTGGAGGAAATCCCAAATGTGGAATCAAAACGACTTTTGTGATGCCGACGCTGGATTTGATTATATTTTCACCAAAATGAACGCTATTTATGGCGCAAGGTTTGAATCAAACTGGCAAAACGTCGATGTGGACATTGTGCGCGAGGTTTGGAAAGAACAATTGGGTCGGTTTTTGACCTATAAGCCAAGCATGGACCACGCCATTCGAATGTTGAAAGGCGAATTCCCGCCCAGCGCCATCACATTTCGCGAATACTGCAACACAGGCCCGGACATTCCGGAAAAACCAGTTCCGCAAATCGAACGGCAATCGACGGTTCACGAACAAATC